ATCCGGAAAGATCTCTTCACATATCGTACGATTTTAATGTCCGGCCTTATATGACTATGATCATTGCCCAGATCATCGGGACAAAGATTTACATTATTGATGAGATAGCTGCCAAGGAGCCCCACAACAGTACGCCTGCCATCACACGTATGTTTGCTAATAAGTATCAGAATCAAAAGGCTCGCGTATATGTATATGGTGATCCGTCCGGCCGGGCGGAGTCGACCCGTAATGAGCAGGACAATAATGAGTATGCCATCATCAAGCGAATACTGGCTACATTTTCTCCCCAAGTCCGGGTGGATAGAAAGGCTCCCAGCGTGGAGCTGCGGGGTCAGTTTATCAATGAGGTATTTAAAAACAACTTCTCAGGGTTGTCTATAACAATCGATGAGAAATGTACCAATCTTATAGATGATATGATGTACCTGCTGGAAGCATCGGACGGTACAAAGCATAAGCACAGGGTGAAGGATAAAGAGTCTGGGGTGACGTATGAACAGCGGGGTCACTTCTCAGATGCATTGGACTATTTTGTGTGCAAGGCATTCAAGGCGGAGTGGCGGGCTTATAAGCGTGGGGACAAATATGCAACGGGATTTCAGTATATTGTGGAAAAACAACCCTTGTTTTCTAGGGAATTTTTTACATAATAGTGATTTTTTCGTATTTATGTAATAGCTTTGTTAAAAACTGATATGGCCAATATCAATTACATCACAAAAGATGACTATACCATTTCAATTTCTATAGAGAATTTGGATGATATTGTTGCCCAGGGGATAGAAAGTTCCGGGCTTCTTGAAGCAGACCTCCTCTCAAACAGTGAACTAACCGCCCAGGCTGAAATAAAAGCTTACCTTGCTTCGGTGTATGATATAGATACTGAGTTTGCTAAAAATAATGATGATGACCCTGATACACGGGATAAATTGACTATGCGCTGTGTGGTGAATTTGTCATTGTTTAATTTACATTGTACCATCAACCCGAGGGATGTACCGGAAAAAGTAGAGAAAGCCTATGAGCATTGCCTGGAGCAACTGGATGCTGCGCGAAGAGGTGAACTAGTTTTGGATCTGCCTCCACTTGAGGACGAAGACGGTGATGATACCTCCACGGATTGGCGAACAGTTGGTTCAAACTATAAATTTACATCCAAGCCTTTCCATGAGGCGCGATTACTTAATAACAGCTAATGAAGTTTTTAGGGTATAACATCACGAAGGACGTTCAAGTAACTGATCAGTTAGGCAGAAGAAGGAAATCTAGTCAACAATACCACCAGCTTGAACAGAAGTTTCGTACGCTTCAGGACATGAATAAACTCCGCCTGGCCATAGAGGTGGCGGGGAATATTAAAAACTTCAACAGATATGATCTGCATGCTATTTACAGGGAGGTAATAGCTGATCCGGCTGTCTCAGCTCAATGGGATACTCGTGTCCTTAAAACTATCGATAAGGAATTTTATATTGAGGATATAGAGGGCAATATCCGGAAGGACATTATGGCCCTGTTTGAAGCAGAGTGGTTTCATACATGGATTAGAAAAACTTTGGATAGTTATCTGTGGGGCTTTAGTCTTATTGAATTTGGGCCATGGGGCGAGAGGGGATTTGAACCGTACATCGATACCCAGGGGTATTACCATGATGCCATTGAAGTTGTGGACCGGGATTATGTTAAACCAGAGTTTGCTAAGATTGTCCAGCATTATGGCGATGATATGGACGGTCCAAGTATTAATTATTTGTCGGATAGGTTGGCAGAGAGATTGATGTTTATAGGATCTCCAAACCTACAAGAGACAATTTTGTATAAAATAGCAGGATACGGCCTTTTAAAGGATAATGCGCATAAGAATTGGTCAGAGTGGGCAGAAGTGTTTGCTTCTGATTTTAGAATAGGTAAAACGGAAGCTTCCGGGGAAGAAAGACAGAAGTTTATCAACGCCATGCGGGATATGGGGTCCAATGGCTACGCTGTCATCGATGTAGATGATATGATCGAGTATGTTGGGGTCAATCGGCAAGATGCTTACAAAGTTTATGAGGCATTTCTGGATTACTGCGATGCTAAGATCTCAGAAAAGATATTTGGTCAATCGGTGGTCACTAACAACACAGGTAGGGTAGTAGGCAAAGTAGGCGAAGAGATATCTAATTTATATGGGGATTCAGATGCTAAATTCATACAGTGGACCATCAATACCAAGCTTCTTCCGTTCATGTCTAAAATGGGTGCAGAGGTTGATGGGGTTAGGTTCAGATATGACACCACAGAGAAGATTAAGTTGACTGAACGTGCCAAGGTGGATAAGGCTATAGCCGATATGGGGTATAGAATTTCTACAGATTACTTGGAGAAGACTTACAGCATTAAGTTGGAAGAGTATATTGGTGTACCTTACACGGGTGTTAAACAAGAAGAAAAGTAATGCAATTTTCGGAACGTACAGACGGGGCAAATTTCAGTGTAGTTAGGATAAATAAACCTATCAATATGGGCCGGAAGATGGGTGCGATTAAAAGAGAAATAGAGCAATTACCTGACCGGATAGGGAGAATGATGAAAGCTCATGTAATGATGAACTTTGTAGCAGAGGGGTTTATTGATGGGGACGTAAAGCGATGGCCAAAAAAGAAAAGATCTAATGGTAAACCTATTTTGGTAGATACCCAGCGTATGAAAAGGAGTATACGTGTTACTCGATCAGGTAATCGTGTGAGTATAACAACACCAGTGAAATATGCGGGTATCCATAATAGGCCCGTGGGAGAAGTAAAACAGTATAATGGTAAGAATTACCCTGGTAGAAAATTTATGGGTATTTCAAAAACATTGACTTCTGGTATACATAAAATGGTTACAACCAGATTAAATATAGCAGCGAGAGCATGAAAGAGCTTTTTAATTTTATAAAGGCAAGAATAAATACAGAGCTGCCTCAGTTCCGTACGGTGAGGATGTTCAATGACCAGCTGGATAAAGGAAATGTCGAGCGTACCGAGAAAGCATTTCGTTACCCTGCATGTTTCATTCAATTTGTGACATCCGAAGTGCGGAATCGGTCGCTGGGCATTCAAGATGTTGTGATGCAAGTTATCTTTCACCTAGCTTATGAAGGGTATAAGTATTCAGAAGCCAGGCAGTTGGAGGATATGGATTTGACCCATACATTTGATTCGTGGGTGCATCGATTGAGGGGTTCAGAGGATAATCCGGTCCAATTCACCACATTTCAACGAATTATAGTCAATGAAAGTGAGGATTATGATAATATTAATAAACCTATTTTGACATACATGACTATGTGGAGGGATTTAGGTTCGTATAGGTCGGGACAAGAAATAGACCCATGGGGATATACTTTAGACACAGAATTAGTATTACCGGAGCAACCTGAACAACCTGGACAATCAGTTATCGGGGATTCATTAGTTATACCATTTACAGTATCATGACAAAAAGAAGCAGAACATATTTAAAAGGCATATCAGAGAATGGCGACACAGCCGACCAGACTTTATTTACTGATTTGATAGATAGCGCAAAGAATATTACTGATGACGCAGCAAGCAATGAAGCATGGTCAGCAACTGTAAAGTTTGATAAAGAGTATTATCCGCCAATTTATACAATGACCGGAAATATAACCTACTCAATAGATGCGACAAACGCGAATACGGGGAGCGGTAGAGTGGATTTAGTTATAGGGGACGGGAATACAATTACTTTCACAGGTTTCACAATTCGAGAAAGTGATTTAACACCAACATCAAATGTAGTTACAACCGTTTCCGGAAACATTTATAAGATTGTTTTTCTGAGAAGGGGATCAGTAAGTGAGGTTTATTTAAGTGATACCGGAGAGACTGTAGACGAAACAGCACCAACTATAACAAGTGCAACATTTGCAAATGATGAAAGCTACATAGACCTAGTATTTAGCGAAGGTGTTTATGGTGCTAATGACGGAAGTACACCACTTGCACTTTCTGATCTTGATCTTACTTTTGCTGCTAACGGTGGTACAGCTACAGACTGGACAGAATCAAGCGTAAAACAAAACGATAATACTTCTGAGGGTTCTGCAAGTGCTTTGGTTGGTGGAGAAACTACGGTAAGGATATTTGGAAGCAAAACAGGAACTGCAGACGGTAATGAAACAGTAACGATAACACCCACTGATGGATCAAGTATTTATGATTCCGAAGGTAACGCAATGGACGCTGGGCAGACTACGGATGCAACAATGAATGATGATGGAGATTTAGTTGCACCAACGGTTTCTAGTGCAACGGTTGAAAATGCTGATCCTGATGCTTTAGTGGTTGTATTCGATGAGGCCGTAACGCTTACCGATATGACAGGGCTTTCTCTCAATGGTGATTGGACGGGCGTTACAATTAGCTCTTTAACTTCAGGGGACGGTACTAACACGCTTACTTTTGCTTTAGATACACCAATAGCAAACGGAGAATCAGGCTCATTTGTTTACGGAGCGACAAATAACATTGAAGATACAAGCGGAAACGGATTGGTTGCATCAAGTACGGTGGTCACTAATAATGTGGCATCAGGTTATACATTTGCAAATACTCATGAATTGGTAGTTAATGCAAGCGGTGAGGGTGTATCTATTCTAAATTCAGATTGTTATCCTTCTAATGGGGCTGGAGCAGACGATGCATTTAGTGTTGAATTTTGGATTGAAACGCCTTCAAGTTTTTTAAGCGCAAAAAACATGATAGTTGGCAGGGATAATGATGATAATTCAGCTTTATTATATGCAGGTAGCGGAACAAGTGGAGCGTTAAGATTTGTGTTACAATCAGATGCAGGAGGCTCAAACAAAATTTCAAGGACAGCACCAGTATCAAGTTTATCAACAACTACTTTGCATCATGTTGTTTTTACTTATGATGGTACAGAGTCCAGTACTGGAATGAATATTTATGTTGACGGCAGTAATGTAGATAATAATGATAATAACACAGGAAGTTATACGGGTATTTCTGCTTTAGTTGGTAGCTATCTTACTGACATTGGAAATTACATAGGTACTCAACAAGATGGTAATTATCAGATTTTCAGGCAGTATAATGCAGAATTGACAAGCGGTGAAGTTACAACGCTTTATAACTCAGGTACACCAGCCGGATTAAGTGCATCATTACAAGCAAAATGTGTTCAGGAGAATTTATTTAATAACAATGCGAATGCTGATAATATAGGAGTAAACGGTACAACTGAGGGGACGGCAACATATCAAACAGTATGATAAGTAATTTTGTAAATATAGGAGGTAAGAAAAAATATTTGGTTGGTGCTAATTATTCAATCCCAGCAAAAAGATATAACACATATCGAGCTGGAGGGATTATTCACATGCAACCGGATGATAGGGTTAATTATTCGAGGTATGATATTGAAAGCTATTTAACACAAAATTATGATTGGGCTTCTTTAGCCTCTCAAATAGCAGATATAGGCTATATTGATTTTATCCTATTTAGGGTAAAACTGGAGGACGGCTTCCATTACTGGCCCACTGAAACTCAATTCAATAATGGAAGCTCTTTTTCTTATAACGGGGAAACAGTACCGATATATGGTTTTGATTACCATATTGGTAACTCTCACTTTTCAGGATTGGGTATTACTTCTAATATGGTTGAAGGGTTTATAACAGCTTTTGAGGCCGTTGGGATTGTGCCTGGGTTATATTATCCGATAGGCAGGGATAGAAGCACAAGAACCGATATGTCAAACTCTGAATTGCAAAATAGTGCAACCGCGGCAATTTATAATAAGTATGATGTTTTTCATCAGCAGGTATTAGATGAGATTGAAGAATTAATGAGATGGTATAACCCATCAATGATTTGGTTAGATTCAATGACTAAGCACCCGTGGCTTAACAATTCAGGAGAAAATGTGAGGTGGGAAAATCACCAAGAAATTTACGACTTAATTAAAGGTATAAATAAGTATTGTATTGTAAATGGTAATCTAAATGTTTCAGGTGATGGAGGTAGTTTGTATGATGCAACAGATTCAACAAAAATACAATTCTTTCCCCAGGATGTAATTAGCCAGGAATATAACGGCGAAGTTTCAGACCCTGAATATGTTGACCAGATGAGCCACGATGGTAGTAATTATCTGATTCCAAAAGAACGATTATGGGATGGAATTTATAACAACAGCCAATCTATTCAATATGTTTGGTGGGATACTAACAGCCCAGACGCGCCAGCAGGAGCTAATCAAATAAGAACGCAGCAAAACTACCAGGATTTATATGATGAAACAATTTCTTTAGGAGCAACACCTTTATGGAATTTTGCACCATATCCGGCTTCAATCGGTTCAAATATTCATCAAATAGATAGTACAATACTTTCACGGATGCAAAATATATCATTATGAGCATAACAAAAATAATACGCGGAAAACCGGAATCATTTGTATTTGATTAAACAATTAAAAGATAATGGCTAGATCGTTACAACAAATAAAAGACGATATAAAAACGCAAGTGCGTACTTACC